CCAAAACGGATAAAGCCCAAAAACTTATTAGTAATCTTATCTTTGACGGCAAGTTTCAATGCCTTTCCTGGAATAGATACCATATTACTATGGGAAGAAATCATATTTATGCAACTGTCCCATGTGTGATTATCTAGTTCAACAATTTCAATGTCCATGTCTTGTGGTGATATGGTAAAATCATCAAACATATCACTATCAAACCCCATACCAGGAAGAGAAGTCGGTAAACTTTCTATCTGAGCCATTTTCTGGTCACGCATGTATTGGTCTATTCTGTCAAACTGACCAAAGTAGTCATTAAATATATTAGCACAATGTAGTGCTTGCTCTCTATCTAGGGTCTTCATTGTTCCATATCCATAATAAAATTGCCATCAATAATAAGGGTATTATACTATATAATATTGCTAATGGCAAGCCAAAACTATCCAAAGAATGCCTCCAGGTTAGCAGTTGGTTCTGCTTTCCAGTTTATTGCGTCTAATATAAATCGCATAGGGTCAAGAAAGGTCTTGTCAAACATCATATTGTAATCAACATACTCTTGTAATTTAAACTCTTCTGGTAATGTGGTCACATAACTAATCACATCAAACTTGAATGGATTGGCAGGTATTAATTTAATAAATTTAATCTTATCGCCTTCTTGTACAAGAGGATATTTGTTCTGCAATCCTAGTTCTTCAATCTTATGATTATATATCAATGCACCTTTCACATGGATTGGTGTACCTTTAACAAAGATGTTACTTGCATCACGATATTTTCTAAGATTGTTACAAGACCTTGGAAACGATACGGCTTCTGCTGGTAACTTCATAAATTCTTTTCTAAAATCTGAAATGTGTTTATGTAAGTCATGTTCTTCTTTGCCCATAATTACAGTAATCGCTTCTTTAATTTTACCACGACACACCTGAGGTGTACTAGACTTGACTGCTTCAATCCCCATAAGTTTCAACTTAGGGTTAGCAAGTCTTACGCCCTCTTCGTCTAGTACATTCAGCATGTATCTTTTCTTGGCAATCCAAATACCTTTGTTGGCGATAACTTCTCGTTTCATCACCATTGCATTTTTAAATGCGTTAGAATAATCTGCTAGTTCAGTAAACCACTTTTCGATTTCTGGTTCAAACTTCTGTTCACAAACCTTGTTTAGAAAATCTACAATCTGGTCATCTGTTTTACCTTGACATGTTGCCTCAACTAATTTATCAAGGCGAACATAGATACTATCTGTATCTGAAGCCACAACATAATCTTCATTATCAGTTTTCAATATCTTGTTTAGATATTTATTCATGTGGTTTTCAACAAAACGAATGATAAACTGACCAGCAGTTGTGATACCAGCGGCCTGTCGTACATCATAATATCTAAAGTATTGATTACCAACTGCACCATAAGCTGAGTTCAAGGCAATCTTTCTTGCCCATTGAATATTATGGCATCGAGCAATCTCTCTTTTAAGTGTGACATCACCAGTCTTTTCGAATTCAATCTTTGCCTTAATCATTCGCTTCTTGTAAATCACTCGTTCTTTGTACATCTTCTCCATCATCTCAGATAGAAAACCTTGACTATCTCGTTTGAACATTGCACCGTTTGGTGTCATGGTCAAATCATTCTCTTTAAGAAAATCTAAATCAAGTTTTTTGTGAAGCATCTTTTCAACACCAGGAATAGTATCGTGAGAACCATATAGTTTTTCTGGTGAGATATTGTATTGAATAAGAATATGTGGATATAGAGAGTTGATATCAAATGAAACCATCCACTTGTGTTGACCAGGTATAGGGTCTTTTACATATGCACCCTCATACTTGGAATCCTTTGTGTGTTCTTCTCTAGGTGGTACACATATCTTTCTCTCCATCAAATAGTTTGCAATCAAGGTATCCCACACTCTAACTTGTGAGAATATATCATCATAGTTTACCTTACTTTCATATGCAACAGTAAGTGACAGGTCAATAAGACCAAGTTTATCTTCTAGTTTATCAACAATCTCAACATCTTGTATGTTGTAATCGACAAACTTTTGAAAGTCTTTCTCATAAAATTCTTTGAATGTGCCGTAAGGGTTTTCATTCTTTGGTTGTTTTAGTTCTAGTTCGCCAATGAAATCTAGTTTGTAACTCTCTTGCCTTGTTGGTATAAACCACTTGTACAAGTCAAGGTAATCTAGTACAGCAACACCTTTGATATCATATACAGTTTGTACACGACCTTGTGTTCTGACTTCTTTTGCTTCTGCAATATTCCAAGGTGACATTTTGTTTGCCACTTCACTACCTGCAATTGCTTTAATTCTGTTCATCAAGTATGGCATGTCAAAGAATTTACAATTCCAACCAGTGACAACATCTGGATAGTTTTTAATCCAGAATTTCATAAACTGAAATATTAATTCTTTCTCATGTTTACAATAAACATAAGTTACATCTGGTCTATCGTTCTTGTATTCGCCGATACCCCATGTAATGATTTGTTTGTTAGATTGATTTTTTACTGTAAGACAAATAATTGTTTCTTGTGGATTTTCTACATCAGGAAAACCTGCTTCACAAGTTGTTTCAATATCAACTGTGAAAATCTTAATCAAATCTTTTGACCACTCAATATCTTTAGGATATTCTTGACCAATATACTGATAGTGATATCTTTCTAAACCATAAACAGGCGACCTCATCTCGGTCATCTCTTTACGAAAACGCCTAGCATCAAAGATATTATCTAAAGTAAAAGGTTTTAGGTTTTGACCTTGTAGATTTTTGTATGGAGATTTTTCATTAGTAAGAGAATAATGAGTTGGCATAAAATCCATTCTCTGTTTATAATCTTTACCATTCTTAATACCTCGTACAAGAAGTTTACCACGGTGTTCTATAACATTTTTATAAAAGTTCATCATTCCTCAACATAACAACTAGACCATTATGGTCTTTATTTAATTCAATTTGACAGGCCAACCTGCTTACACCTGGCTTGTAACCTTTCTTATATTCCAATAAGTCGATTTCAGGAGTATTATAATCTATTTTACCAAGTTTGTCAAGCCACATATCTCCAATATAAACATGACAAGTACCACACGAGCAAGTACCACCACAAGTTGCTGGTATTTCTTCAATGGGAGGATCCGAGTGAAATTTAGCGGCCTCCATGAGTGTCGTTCCTTCTGGTACTTTAACTTTCTGGACATAAGTAACTTCCCCCACTTCTCTGTGAAAGAAAATGGTTATCATACTTTCGGCAGTTTTGCTTCAGTTATAAGTTTTGATTGTGATGGTGTTGCTTTGATAAGACCTGAAGTATTTTCAGCATAGTTATCTGCAATATCTTTTTTAGGATTAATCATAGTGATAACTTTATCTTTATCTACTGTGATTTCGGCATCATCTGTATATGGTTGCCATGGTGACAACATCAATTGTACAGGTTGTCCTGGTGCCTGTTGTCTTGGTATCAATACGAAAGACTTTTTAACCTTAACTTCGGTATTCGTCACTTCGATATCACCAATTACATCTTCGCCTGTTGCCAAACGAATTATCTTAATATTCTTCATACTCACTCCTTCATTATTTAAACATTATAACACAACTGACCTAATTTGGCAAGCTGTATTTCGTTGTTATTACATATTTTCTTTGTGGGTTTACCATGACATTTAATGTATTCATAAATGCACGGTCAAGAAGAATAGGTGTTCTATCTTCTCTATCGTCAATGGTAAATTCTACATCTTTGTATATACCACCAGCAAATTCTACATCTAGTTTAACGACATATCGGTCTTCATCATAATCTCTTAGGCCACCAACTTTGATTTCTTCTTTACGAACAATATCAGAAGTTATTGTTTTGCCGAGAAGAGACCATCTAATTTGTCTACCAGATACCGAAAACTTATCACTATGTATGACAGGCATGCCTGAATTACCAGTGTCAAACTTAGCAATAATTTCTCCAAAAGGTTTGATTGTGACCACTTCTTTGTAGCCACACTCCGTTGGAGTAGTATATCTATTTCTTTTATCAGCAAAATGCTGGATAACCTCACGAGATATGTTCTGATTACTCGCATCTTCAATTCCCTCAGTTCCAGGTGATGAGTTCACCTCTAGCATAAATGGCGGTTCTTTATCTCTATTCTTACTAGGTATAAAATCAACTGCCGACCATGTCCCGTTTACTGCTTTAGCAGCTCTAAGACTTTCTTCTATTTCTAATTCTGTTAGTTCAATGTTTTCTGGTTCTGAACCTTGTGATACATTTGACCTGAAATCTCCTTCGATAACTGGTCGTTTCATAGCTGCAATCACTTTACCACCTAATACATGTACTCTAACATCATAGTCTGTTTTAATATATTGTTGTGCTAATAAATCTGCGTCTTCATCTTGCTTGTGAATTAGTTGTACAATACTGTCTAATGATTTAGCACTTTCAATAAACAATACACCAACACCTTTACTGCCTCTTAAAGTTTTTAAGATAAGAGGAAATTTAAGACCAGCATTTTCTACTTGTTCTACTGATTTTTCGGGGTCGTTTATTAAAAAGGTTTTTGGTTCTGTTAAACCATAGTCTGCAAGTCTTAATGAAGTTCTATACTTGTCAGCACAAATTGAAATACATTGTCTATTGTTAACTAGAGTAACTTCTTCTTTTTCTAAAATAGAAACAAAGTCCATCCAACTATCTTTTCTGGTAATTGAACCTCTAATAACAGCAACTGTTTGTTTGTCGATTTCAAAACCTTTTTTGTCGTCTTTGTTATGAAATCTACGGACACCATCTTCTAGTGTTGTGAAACCACCAGTAAGTTTAAATAGGTAATGTGGATATTTTAATTTATCACACTCTTCCTGTAGTCTATCAGCAGTATGAAAAGTCTTCGCCTCTTCAGGTTCATCTGTTACGATGAGTAATCTTAGAAAGGGTTGTTCTTTTTTTGCTTCTGATAAGAAGTCTTTAAACTTTGGTACTAACATTTCCGCCATCAGTTCCTTCAATCTTTTTGCCTATATTATATTTAGCAGTCAAACTCCATTCACTCTTTTCTTTAAATGGTAATACTTTAATTTGGCTTAATGGTGCTTTTTCTTCTACTTTTTTAGTATCAACAATTGCAACCAATGACCAATCTTGTAGTAATAATGCTATAGTATTTCTTCTTTGTATATCATTTTCTACAAGAGTAGATTTTTTGCCGTCTAAAGCAAACAACTCTTTAAAGTGTGTAATGTAATACTTGCCTTGTTTATGTAAAATATGGCATGATTGGTATAATGTTTTGTCTTTACGACTAGCAACACCAATTCTTGTTAATGTTTCTCTGATTTTTAAAAAATCATCTGGTTGTGAGATAGTGACCTCTAACATATCACTAGCTGACCAGCTTATAATTTCTTCACTCATTTTCTTTTTCTCCCACCCTTAGAAAGGTTTATTCTTATACTTTCAATTTGGTCATTAGACAATAGGTTGAGAGCTTCTTTTGCTTTTGTGTTACTGTAACCATAATACTCTTTTACTATATCCATGTCTTTTAGTTTGGCTTGTGATAACCACTTGCCACCAAATCGCTTCTTCTTTCGGATACTATTTATAAGATAGTGAAATTGCATTGTTTTTGGTAAGAAATGATAACCATTCATTTCATTAGCATTCATCACGGTATCATAATGCATAGATACACACTTGTTAATAATGAATGGTGCATACTTCTTAGTCCATTCTGTGTCTTCACTATCAAGTAAAGGTTCTTTACCGTAGTTGATAGAGTTTAGGTAATCTTTCAATTCATACATAATATTTAATCTCTTTCGGTGTGAAAGGCAATTTAGTCAATACAAAATTTACTACATCTTCTAGTTCATCATCTTTTAGATTATATAGTTCTTGTTGATTTTGTGTTAACTGAATTCGTCTGCCTTTGTATAGTTTTTTTACAATACCTTCCGCTTCATATGTTTCTAATGTTGATGATAATACAATCTCTACATAACATCTGAAATCATTTCCTGGTTGGTTTCTACTTCGCATTACGGCACTAAGAAATTTGGCCTGACCGATTTTTAATTCACCTCTTGCAAGAACACCTGTTTCAAAATCTTTAATGTGTGACCTGCCAAAGTATAATACAAATCGTTCTTGGCCTGCTTCTTCATAACCAGTGCCATCTTTGGTCTTCTGAGTTCTATGGCCTTCTTCTAGTCTATCCTTACAATAGTCTAGGTAACCAATACCTTTTACCATTACAGCCTCTATTTGAAATTACAGTTTGCCATAATCTCTGTTAGACATGCAACCATATTAATTTCTTGGTCAGCAACAAAGGCGGCTTTGTATTGATAACCTGCAATAATTAATACTGCTTGAGGTACTGATTTACTTTCAAGTGCCTCATACAAACTATTGTAGATTGTAGAAAATAAAGAAGATGGTTCTTTATCTAAATTATTAATAACCCACTTTCGCATATCATTAAACTTTTTATCTTTTAAGATTTGCATAAGTTCTTTGTTATTAGTTTCAGATAGATTAAACAAAACACCACTATCAATCTTACCTCTTACAGAATATCTTTGTAACTCATTAATAGTCCGTCTGAAATCAGGATAATGTTTTTGTATAAGTTCGGCAAGAACCTTTGGGTCAAACTCAACTTGTTCATCTTTAAGAATACCAGATAGTCTGGTCATCAATGCTTTTGCTGTCTTAACCTTTTGGCCATTCTTAATAGCAAAGTCAATCACTGTACACCTACTATGCAAAGCAGGTATAATTTTCATCTTGTAATTACAAGTAAAAATAAATCGACAATTTTTGTAGAATGTTTCTATGAAATTACGCAAGGCAGGTTGAACGGACTCAGCGTTCATATAGTCTGCCTCATCTACAATCACAACTTTATGGTTTGATTGTTCTGTTAATGATACTGTAGAGGCAAAGTTTTTAATCTTGTGCCTTAGTGTATCAATTTGTCGGCCTTCATCTGAACCATTGATGATGATATAATCAGCACCCATTTCTTCACATAATGCACGAGCAACAGTAGTCTTACCTGTACCGGCAGAACCACTTAATAACAGATTTGGTATTTCGCCTTGTTTAAGAAACTCTTGGAATGTTTCTTTTAGACTTTCTGTAAGGATACAATCCTTAATTTTTTGTGGTCGATATTTCTCAACCCACAAATACTCTTCTGACATAATATATTCCTCACTTTATTCATTATTTAGTTTCTTTATCATATTTAAAGGTAACATCATAGCCACCTTTTCTATCTGTCCACCAATCGTCTTCTCTATCATAATCCAATTCAGAAACAAAGTCATAAAACTTATCACTTTCCTCATCTGTTGGTGCTTCACCCTCCGGTTCCATACCACCAAATGTTTCTTGGTCTTGGTGTGTTAGAATTTCTTTAAATCTTTTTACGGATCCAAATTCTTCTATGATAGCTTCGTCTGGACAATCATATTTAAATTCAGAAGCTACTGAGTGCCATTCGGTTTTAGTAAACTCTGTCATTATTAAAATTCACTATCAGGTTCAACAGCAATCCAGTATTGGACTTTTTGGCTTCTGTTTACAAAGTGTGAAATCTTTGCTTGAGAAATCGCCACATCATAGTCACCCATAATCATTTTAAGGTTTTCAGTTTTGAAATATGCCTTAAAAGTTTTATCTGTTGCACCTACTTCAATTGAATAATCATTTGAAGATGGAGTTTTCTTATCTAAGGCAACCAATTTGATTGTACTACCATCGCCTTCAACA